TGGTCTCGCCCGGGCCCCCGCGCGGGGTGGGGTTGATGAGCGTCAGCGTGCCCGCGATCTCCTCAATGGCGATCTTGTCGGTAGTGACCCCCTCCTCACTCCAGGGCAGCAGCATGCCGGCGCGCCCGGGAATAAAGGGAAGGTGGTTCATGGCGTCGGTCAGCGAAATGACGCTGAAGGCGTCCTGGTTGAACATGTCGAGTATGGTTTCAGCCATGGCAATTGCTCCTTGTGAGTGGGGGAATTGAAGTCCGCGTTACCGGACGATGATGTGGAGCGCGGCGAGTTGCGCGATCGCCGTGGCCTTGTCCGGATCCGAGATGCCGTCCGGCCAAGTGAGCGTTTTGCCGTTGACCTCCGCGTCGCGCGCGATCACCGCCGCGGCGACTTCCGCCGAGGCAGCGGCCGCCGGGCGGGGCGTTTCGGGGCGGGGGGGGGGCCCCCCCCCCCCGCCGGTGGAGACGAGATCGAGGGCGGTGTATTTGCCGCTCGCGGTGTTCTTGCCCAGTACCGTGCCGGCCGCGAGGTCCGCGCCGTTGTCGATGGTGACGTTCTCGCGCGAGATGTGGAAATTGCCTTCGGAGAGGATGAATTCGCCGGCATGCCGGCCTTCGTCGAGCGTTGCCATGGTGTGCTCCTTGAGAGTGGATTGGATTTCGTCAGGGTGCGGGTCGCAAAAAAACCCGCCACCCCCATCCCGTGCCCTTCCCCCATCGAGGGGGAAGGAACCTAATGCCTCCCCTCTCCACTTGGGGGAGAGGGGTCGGGGGTGAGGGGAACGGTTCGCGGGGTTGCGTTACGGTTGGGAATCAGTGCGTCACGGGTTTCGCGGCGATGCTGCGCTTTTCGTAGATCGCCCGGGTGTCGAGCTTCGGCTTGCCCGCCGCAGCGGCCAGGTCCTCGTCCGGATCGGTGCCGACGGCCGGGTTCTTCAACCCGCGCATCATCGTGTCGAGCGCGTTCGCCGGCGCGGCGGGCTCGGCGGCGGAGGCGGCGAGGAGCTTCTTCGCCGCTTCGGGCGCGGTGTCGGTTTCGAGCGCCAGGTGGTGCGCGAGCTTCGAGCGGCCCTTGGCTTCGTCGCAGGCGAGGATGCCGAGGATACGGCCGCGTTCGGCGATAGCGCCAGCTTGGGTGCCTTCCGCCGTGCCGGCAGCCTTGCCCTCCTGCACGCCAGCGGCGTGGGCATCGGTGAGCGCGGCTTCGACCTGCGTTTGCTGCTCGGCCGTGAATGCGGGGGCCGCTGGGTTCTTCGTATCTGCCATGATGTTCTCCTTGCTGGTTGAAGAATGGCGTGCGGCCATGCGCCCGCCGTTGGGAAAATAGGTGTTGCTTTTCGCGAGTTCCTGCTCGAGCAGGCCCACGGTCTGGGCCAGCGTCGCAATGCCGGTGGCAAACCCGCCATCCACCGCTTCCTGCGGCGTCATCAGCCCGGCTTCGGTCGCGCGCACCGCGTCCTCGCTGATGCCGAGCGCCTGCGCGACGTAGGCGGTGAAAATGCCGTAGTGGCGGTCGACCTCGGCCTGGGCGAGGCCTTTTGTGGCCGCGGAAAGCGGCTCGTGGCTGTTGAAGTCCTTCTTGTGCGCGCCGGCGTAGACGAAGGTGTACTCGTAGCCCTGCTTGGCGTCGCGCTTCGACTGGTCGACGTGCATCATGATGGTGCCGATCGATCCGACCGATCCGGTGAGCGGCACGAAGCGTTGCTCCCCCGCCGCCAGCAGCGCGTAGGCCGCGGAATAGGCGCGTTCGTTGGCGTGGGTGTAGACCGGCTTCACATCGCGCACCGCGAGAATCTGCGCGGCGAGCTCGAACAATCCGTAGGCCTCGCCGCCGTGGGAATCGATCTCAAGCAGGATCGCGCGCGCTTCAGGGTCCATGAGCGCCGCATCGACCTGCGCCTGGATGCGCCCGTAGCTGGTGAGGCCGGACATCGCGTCCATCCAGTCGCCGCGCTGGATCAACGTGCCAAGCACCGGGATCAGCGCGATGCCGCTTTCGGTGAGGCTGTAGGGCTTGTCGCGGCGAGACTGCATCTTGATGCCGGCGAAGATCGCGGGCGCGGCGGCCGGCTCCACCTCCCCTTCTGCGGCGAGATTGACATTCGACTCGCCGGGATTCTTCTGCCAGGCGCGGAACACGGCCTCGATCACCGCCGCTTTCTCGGGATGGATCAGGAGCGGCGCGTTATACAGTCGCGTCCAGAGGTGCGGATGGCGCATGCGGGTTCCTTGGGTAAGACAATCAAGCGTTCGCCGTCGTCGTGGCGGGTTCGCGTTCGCCCGCATCCGGCTGCTGCTCGCCGCGCCGCTCCTCGCCGTTCCACTCTTCGTTTGCATCGTTGTCGGCGGCATTGCCCGGGCCGTTGCCCGCTGCCGGCGCCGGCGCGGTGAACTTGATGCCGTACTCGTCTTCGAGCGTGGCCTGGAACTTCAGCTCTCGCGCGCGCTGGGTGAGCCGTTCCTCCCAGTCCGCGCCCTGCTCCGCGCACTCGTCTTCGAGCGTGGAGATGTTGAGCGACATGCGCAGTTGCGCGGCCTCCGCTTCTTTTTTGGGGTCTACCCAGCCGCGGCCATCACCGATCCAGGTCGCGCGGCAGTAGGCTTCCCAGTTCTCGTAGAAGCCGGGCGCTTCGATCAAGCCCATGTTGACCGCCTCTTCGAGCCAGAGCCGGTAGATCGGGCCCATCCAGTAGGTGGAGAGCCATTTGCGCCGACCGCGGAAGAAGCGCCAGGCTTCGAGGAGCGCTGCGCGCGCGCTCGAATAATTGGTCTTGCTGAAGTCCTTCATCAGCAGCTCGTACGGGATATGGAGGCCCGTGGCGATATGCCGGAAGAGCATCGTGACGAAGCTCTCGAAGCTGGTGTTGGGGCGCTCCGAGCGGAAGCTGGAGAGCTTCTCCCCCAGGCGCAGCGGAATGATGCGTCCGCCGGTGAATTCGACCGCGCTCGAATTGCGCTCGGCGAGCCCTGCCTGGTAGGTCGCCAGCGCCTCGGGGTTGCTGCTCAACAGCTCGACGATGCCGTCCTGGTCGAGCGCGGACTCGGTGAACATCGCGACCATGGCGTTGACCACGGCGGCCTTGAGTTCCGCGTTCGTCAGATCGCCCAGTACCTTGAATTGCCGCATCCCCGAGGTAAGCGCGGGTTTTCCCCGCGACTGCGGAGAGCGCTGGCGGTCGAAGGCGTGGATCACCCGCGCGCGCCCGTGCGGGGTGAAGGCGGGCACGCCGGTCCATTGACTCGGACCGCTGAAGCCCAGGCCGCGGATGAAGCTGAAGAAGCGTTCGCCGGGGTGCGTGTTTCGGATCCAGTAACGCAGCGGCTTGCCGTAACCGTTGATCTCGACGCCGCCGCGCAGACGCTCGGTGTTGGGCTCGCCGTTGGGATTGGAGAGTCGGTCGGGGTCGATCAGGTGCAACGCCGTCGCGAAACGGTAGCCGCGGTCAGGCAACCACAACGGCAGTGCGAGCAGCTCGCCGTTCAGGAACGTTGAATTGAATGCCTGCGAGGTGAGGCCGTCGCCGGTCAGGTTCTCGGCCGCGTCGACCATGGTTGTTTCCCAGAAAGTGCTCCACCAGGCCTCAACGGTGTTGCCCCATTCCTCGGCCTGGTCGCGGTCCCATCCCAGCACGCGCCAGTTGGGCTTGGCGGACAGGCGCAGCCCGCAGCCGACGATGTTGTCGTGGTAGGTTTGCCGGCCGCCGTCGGCGACGCCATGGTTATTCTCCAGGTTGCGCGCGCGCGCGACGATCAGTTCGCGCTCGGGCAGGAGGTCGGAGTCGGCGCTGCCGAGTTGCGGCGTCCAGCGCCGCAGATCCGGGTGCGAGCGCGAGCCGGCGACGTAGGCACCGTCGCCCAGCGGCGCGCGCGCGAGTGGCGCGTCGGCCGCGGCGCCGATCGCGGGCATGCCGGGCGAGGACAGCCTGAGCTTAAGGTGGGGCTTCGCCATCACGTTCTCTTTGTCATTTCCGTGGAAACGGGAATCCAATTTTTCACAGGTCGACTTCGATCCCGCGGCGCGGCGAACCGGATATGACGCCGCCGGCGGTCATGATCTCGGCCCGCAGGCGGTCGATGTAGGCCGCGAGCTTGTCCGCATTCGTTTCGTTGTAGGTGATCCGCTGGTCGAGGATCTGCACCGTCACTTCCGCCGCGCCGGTCATCAGCTTGTGATAGGCGAGCTCGGCTTCGGTGAGGCGAACCTGCAATGTCGTCAAATCGGCCATCTTTGTTGTCCGCTATCGTCCGTTAGCGTTCGCTATTGTTCATCTGTGTACGTCTGCGTGCGTGCATAAATGCGCTTAGCCAGCGTTTGACAATGGCGCACTAATGCACCACAATGCAGTAATCAGAAACAAATCTCGCAGCATCATTCAAAACGGAGGACATCTTGAAGCTCATGGTTACCGGATTTGCGAAGATTAAAATTATGTCGGGTGAAACGATAAAAGTTCGCGTTGGCGATCGATTACGTCTCAAGTCCAAGAACAAAGGCAACAGATCGGACTGTATCGTTATTGGATTTGAGCGTCATGGCGATCGAAAATGGTTGCACGTTATGATGCTCGGCG